GGGATGAAGATGTCTTGCGCTATCAGGGTCTGGCATTTAGCTGGATAGGCTTTGACGAGTTGACACAATGGGCCACACCGTATGCATGGAATTACATGCGGTCACGTCTACGGTCCACTGCAAACGACTTGCCAATTTTTATGAGGGCTACGACCAACCCCGGCGGTAGAGGTCATCACTGGGTCAAGAAGATGTTCATTGACCCTTCGCCATATGATAGAGCCTTCGATGCAACCGATATTGAAACAACCGAAGTCCTACGATACCCAGCAGGACATAGCAAGGCTGGAAAGCCTTTATTCAAAAGACGATTTATACCCGCAAGACTTTCTGATAATCCATACCTTGCGGAAGCAGGTGATTACGAAGCCATGCTCCTTTCTCTTCCAGAGCAACAGAGAAGGCAACTTCTGGAAGGTGATTGGGATATTAAAGAAGGAGCAGCCTTTACTGAGTTCGATAGGAATGTTCATGTCGTTGAGCCTTATCGTATTCCTAGCAATTGGGTTAAGTTTCGGGCTTGCGATTATGGCTACGGTAGCTATAGTGGTGTTGTTTGGTTTGCCGTTGCGCCTGATGAACAACTTGTTGTATATAGAGAACTCTACGTTTCTAAAGTCCTTGCCACAGACTTGGCAGATATGATTCTAGAAGCAGAAGCTGAAGATGGTAATATTAAGTACGGTGTTTTAGATAGCTCTTTGTGGCATAAACGTGGCGATACTGGTCCTTCTTTGGCAGAACAAATGATTAGCAAAGGATGTCGTTGGAGACCTTCTGATAGAAGTAGAGGTAGTCGTGTAGCGGGTAAAAACGAAGTACACCGAAGACTACAGATAGATGAATTTACAGAGGAGCCTAGACTTGTTTTCTTTAATACTTGCACAAACCTCACTTCCCAGTTACCGTCCATTCCTTTGGACAAGAAAAATCCAGAAGATATTGACACGAAGTCGGAAGACCACTTGTACGATGCGTTAAGATATGGTATAATGTCCAGACCAAGATTTAGTATATTTGATTATGACCCAATGGGTAGACCCGGTGGCGGTATGCAAGTAGCAGATGCGACCTTTGGATACTAAGGAAAAATAGTATGGCTGAAGATGAAATTATGATTGAAGATGATGCTATCGCTCTGGAAGATACAGATGATACATCTCAAACTGACACTGATGTAACTAATATTATACCTTTTATTATGGATAGGTATAGTCGTTCTGAAGATTATAGGTATCAGGACGAAGAGCGTTGGCTACGGGCATATCGTAATTATAGGGGTTTATACGGCCCAGACGTTCAGTTTACTGAAGCAGAAAAATCTCGTGTATTTATTAAAGTTACAAAAACTAAAACGCTGGCAGCATATGGACAAATTGTAGACGTTCTGTTTGCTAACCAGCGTTTTCCTTTATCTATTGAGCCAACTGAATTACCAGAAGGTGTAGTAGCCGATGTACATTTTGACCCTAAAGAACCAGAACAATTACGTAGTGAAACTGCACTTTCCAGTCCCTACGGTTTTGCGGGAGACGGAATGGATTTCCCAACAGGTGCGACTGCCACGAGTCTTCAAGAAAAACTTGGGGTACTGGAAAATAAATTGGAGCCAGTACAAGATAAACTAAAAGAAGGACCGGGACAAACACCTACTGCTATTGCATTTAGTCCAGCAATGATTGCTGCAAAGAAAATGCAAAAGAAAATACATGACCAGTTAGAAGAGTCTGGCGCAACTAAACATTTGCGTAGTGCGGCATTTGAAATGGCATTGTTTGGTACGGGTGTAATGAAAGGCCCGTTTGCTGTTGACAAGGAATATCCTAATTGGGGTGATGATGGTAACTATGACCCTTTGTTTAAAACAATACCACAAGTAAACCATGTATCTGTTTGGAACTTTTATCCAGACCCAGATGCAAACAATATGGATGAAGCGCAATATGTTATTGAGCGTCATAAAATGTCACGCACCCAATTGCGTAATCTAAAGAAGCGTCCATACTTTAGAAGTGGTGTTATTGATGAAGTCATCCAGATGGGCGAAAACTATACTAAGAAGTATTGGGAAGAAGACCTAACTGACTATGCACCAGAACATGGCATTGACCGCTTTGAAGTTCTTGAGTATTGGGGTATGGTTGATGTTGAGCTTCTTGAAGAGCAAGATGTAGATATACCAAAAGAATTAAAAGAGTTTGATGAACTACAAGCAAATATTTGGGTATGTAACAATAAACTTTTGCGTATGGTGCTTAATCCATTTAAGCCATCAAAGATACCATATTCTGCTGCACCATATGAACTAAATCCATACTCATTCTTTGGTGTGGGTATTGCTGAAAACATGGACGATACGCAGACACTGATGAACGGTTTTATGCGTATGGCTGTTGACAATGCTGTTCTGTCTGGCAACTTGATTGTTGAGGTAGATGAAACTAACTTAGTGCCGGGTCAAGACCTGTCATTATATCCGGGCAAGATATTTCGTAGACAAGGTGGCGCACCGGGTCAAGCTATCTTTGGCACAAAGTTTCCAAATGTAGCGCAAGAAAATATGATGTTGTTTGACAAGGCTCGTGTGCTGGCAGATGAAAGCACAGGCTTTCCATCATTTGCTCACGGACAGACGGGGGTAGCAGGTGTAGGACGCACGGCGTCTGGTATATCTATGTTAATGAATGCTGCTGCTGGTGGCACAAAGACTGTTATAAAAAATGTAGATGACTATTTGCTACGGCCTTTGGGTGAGGGTCTGTTTAGATTTAATATGCAGTTTGACTTTGACCCTGAAATAAAAGGTGACTTAGAAGTTAAGGCACGTGGCACAGAAAGTTTGATGGCTAACGAAGTTCGTAGTCAACGACTAATGCAGTTCTTGCAGATTGCAAGTAATCCTGCACTCGCACCTTTTGCTAAGTTCCAATATGTAATCCGTGAGATTGCAAAGTCTATGGACTTAGACCCCGACAAAGTAACTAACAATATGAGTGAAGCTGCACTGCAAGCAGAAATTATGAAGGGCTTCCAAGCACCAATGCAAGAACAACAAGCACCGCCGGGTGCAGATGCTATGGACCCGACAGGCGCAGGTGGTGGCAACATAGGTGTAGGACAAGCTCCTGTACCGGGTGAACAAGGATTTAGTGCAAGTGGACAACAAGGAACTCCTCAACAAGCTCAAGCCGCTGGTCAGCAACAAACGCCAGTGGGACCACTTCAGTAGTTATATAGACACACTGATAGAACAACAACATCGTACATTAGAACAAGGTGATAGTGTAATTTTAATGCACCGTGCGCAAGGGGCGATTGCGGTGTTGCGTAATATTAAAACATTAAGGGATGCAGTTAATGGCTAAGATGGCACAACAAATAGAACTCTTTGATGATGGCGGTCTCATGGATGAGGGTGGCACAACAGACCCTGTGTCTGGCAATGATGTGCCACCGGGTTCAACACAAGAAGAAGTACGTGATGATATACCTGCACAGTTGAGTGAGGGAGAATTTGTTATTCCTGCAGATGTAGTGCGTTACATTGGCCTTGAAAACTTAATGCGTATGCGTCAAGAAGCAAAACAAGGTTTAGCTGAAATGGAAGCTATGGGTCAGATGGGCAATAGTGAAGAAGCTGTTATGCCAGATGATTTACCTTTTGATGAGTACGACCTAGAAGTAGAAGATGATGGACAAGATGAATTAAACTTTCAAGTAGGTGGCTTTGTACCCCCGTCCCCACCTAATCAAATTAATCCGATAACAGGAGTATATCAAACAGGCACAACTGGAATTACAGGCTATCAAGGTTATCAAGGACAACCTACAGGCTTTACACCTTACGGTGGTGTTACGCCATTTTTTCAGCCTGCGCAATTTACTGGCCCTCAATATACAACAGCTTTGCAAACAACTAATTTACCAACTTTTGCAGAAACAGTGGGGACTAAAGCAGGACAGTATGATGAGCTTCGCACTTATCAAAATGAAGCGGGACAAACTTTACAAATACCTTTTAAGAATGGTCAACCTATTTATCCTATACCTGAAGGGTATAAACCTATGGCAGACCAGCCTAAACTTGAAGAAGAAATAGTACCTTCTACACTTGGTCAAACACAGGTTAAAGATATGGATGATTCGGGCGGCGATGGCTCACCACCAAAACCTGAAGATTATGGGGGTGAACCGGGTAGTTTTTTTGACCCGGCAACAACAAAAGGTCTGTCTATGTTTAGTAAAAGTTTTAGCAACATAACAAATCCGTTTGACGATATCGGCTCGGCGATAAAAGAGCCAGCTAATATAGCTAGTTTTATTGCAGGATTAATAAATCCTGTAGTGGGTTTAGTTGCTAGAGGTGTTATGAGTAAATCAGTATTTGACAGCGAAATAGCACGTTTAGCTGAAGATTATAGTTTTTTTACAGAGAAAAGTTTGAGAGCAGAATTAGGTAATATGGCTAATGCATCTGCCGATTATGCAAAAGCAGCAGCTACTATAGAAAGTGCTAGTGCAACAGTAGTAGAAAAAGAAGCTGCGCAAACGGCTCTGAATAAGGCAAGGGAGGATTTTAGTAGTAGTGCGGCACGTGCTAGTGGGGTAACAGACAAAGCAGAAGCTGGCAAAGGTGGTAAAGCTGGTATTGAAGCTAGTGGTATAGCACCGGGACCGGGTGCAAGATTAAGTGATAAGGGGCTTGGTTTAAAAGGAACCGCAGAATCCGCAGGGCTTGATTATACAAAAACTACTGCTGCGGAGATGGCAAAAATTAAAGATACTACAAAAGGAGGTGCCTTTACCAAGGCTGCTGATAGAGCCAAAAAATCTACATCAGACCCATCTGGTGGTGATGTTCAAAGAGACGACGATGGAGCTTTTAGTGGATTAACTGATAGACAAGCTGACGCAGCTTCAGGTCCTTCCAGAAGCGGCGGAGGTGGTTATCCCGGTGATAAATCTAGGTTTAAATCTGGTGGTCTAGCCAAACAAATGAAGCGGAGTGGATTAGCTTCTAAAAAATAATTCACAATATGTTGGCTACCTAATCCCCCACCCCGGCGTGGCTACGGTTGGCCCCAACGAGGAGAAGTACAATGGCTGAACAAGCTACAATTATGGCTGAAGAAATGAAGCCCGAAAAAAAAATCGCGTTTGCAAATCGTAAGTATACTAACGAAGAAAAACGCAAGATGGAAGAAGAAGAACTAGAACAGTTGATGAAAGAGCAGAAGGGTGAGGTAGAACAAGAAGCTACTGAACCAGAAGAAGAAGAACCTAAGAACGCAGAGGAAAAAACATTTAAGAAGCGTTACTCTGACTTGCGTAGACATCAACAGCAACAGGCCGAAGAGTTTAAGAAAGAGATTGAATCGCTTAAATCTCAACTGAGCCAAGCCGCACAGAAAGAAATGAAACTGCCTAAGTCTGATGAGGACATTGAACAATGGGCAGCAGACTATCCAGATGTAGCAGCTATAGTAGAAACAATTGCTATGAAAAAGGCACGTGAGCAATCTACTGCCCTTGAAGAAAGAATGAAAGCAATTGATGAGTTGCAGTCTAGTGCTACTAAAGAAAAAGCTGAAGCAGAACTAATGCATATACACCCCGACTTTGGTGAGATACGTGACAGCGATGAGTTTCACGACTGGGCAGAAGAGCAGCCTAAGTGGGTACAAGATGCGCTGTATGACAATGACAATGATGCACGTTCTGCTGCTAGAGCCATTGACTTATACAAAGCTGATATGGGTATTAAGAAAGATAAGCCTAAGTCAGATAAAGCTGCAGCTAAATCTGTATCAACAAAAGACTCAAGAAGTAAACCACAACAGGATGAAACTTCTACTTATATAAAAGAGTCAGAAGTACAGAAAATGTCTGCACAAGAATACGAAAAGCATTCTGATGAAATCATGGAAGCTATTCGTTCTGGTAAGTTTGTATATGATGTAAGCGGTTCTGCACGATGAGTATCATATATAAACCACAAAAAGAAATGGAACTATTTGCCCCTTTCGGTCCAACTATGGGATACTATCGTATGCCAGATGAGTTAGTTGAAAGTCTAAATAGTAAAATGTCTGATAGATTAGAAGACTATTCAGATAATTTAGTGGGCAAAGTAAAAGCAGAGTTAGCATTTGATGATGAAATAATAAAGATTGCACAAGAGGGTTTGGGACAATTTGTAGGTAAATACCAAGCCTATTCAGAAATAAGAAACTCTCTTGGAGCAAAGTCATTAGATGTAGAAAACTATAACTATGGACTGCAGGTAATTTCAGGTTGGTTTGTTAGACAATTTGAAAATGAATACAATCCATTACATATACACACAGGGTCAAGATTGTCTTGTGTGGGTTATCTGCAGCTACCTGAAGGTATAGAGGAAGAGTGGGAAGAGGACTATAAAGACCATCATCCTGCTAATGGACACATACAGTTTGCATCAGGCACACCATCAGGATATACTTGTACAAACTTTGTAGTCAAACCCCAAGTGGGCGACTTCTATGTGTTCCCTTCACAACTATTTCACTGCGTATATCCTTTCTACACGAAGGGTGAGCGTAGGTCTTTCAGCATGAATATGAATTTTATTGAAGTGCCGAAAGAAAAAAGTGTTGACAAATAGTTATATATGGGTATAACTATAGTCAGATTAGTGTAACTTTATTGCGCAATATTGTTACACTGAATGTCGCAAACAGCAAAGTCTTACGGATTACCTGAAGACCTTGGCCTGACCCGTACAGTCACACCCAAGAAAATCAGCCTCTAATAGTCTTGTGAGTTTGCATCTGTAAAATAATGCTAAACGGAGATTTAATCATGGCATTTACTACTGCTAGTGGTTATGGTAATCTTCCTAATGGTAATTTCTCTCCCATTATATACAGCAAACAGGTGCAGCTTGCTTTCCGCAAGGCATCTATTGTTGAAGCAATCACCAACAATGACTACTTTGGTGAAATCGCGCAGATGGGGGATTCCGTTAAGATTATCAAGGAACCCGAAATCACCGTTAAGGAATATGCACGTGGTACAACTATCACGCCGCAAGACCTTGACGATGAAGATTTCAACCTTACTATTGACAAAGCTAACTACTTTGCATTTAAGGTTGACGACATCGAAGAGGCACACTCACACGTAAACTTCCAATCTTTGGCAAGTGACCGTGCTGCGTATCGCCTCGCTGACCAGATGGACCAAGAAGTTCTTGGCTATCTGTCAGGCTTTAAGCAATCAGCTATTCATGGCGCACCTAACGCTGTTAACACAACTGTTAACGGTAGCAAGGCTGTAACCAGTGCTTCTGGTGGTGCCAACCTAGTTGGTGCTGAATTGCTTGCGTCTATGTCTTTGGACGCATCTGACTTTACTAATGCATCAGGTTCTGCAGGTTCTGCAAACAACTGTATTGGTATTGAGCCACGTGCAGGTGGCGCAACGGCTGCTAAGTCCAGCACTGCTGGTAACGCATTCCCGCTGCAAATCATTGCACGTATGTCACGTCTGATGGACCAACAAAATGTTGATACCCAAGGACGCTGGCTCGTTCTTGACCCAGTTTTCATTGAGGTGTTGAAGGACGAAGATTCACGTCTTCTAAACTCTGACTTTGGTGGCTCTGGTCTTCAGAATGGTCTTGTAATAAACAACCTTCACGGTTTCCAAGTTTATTCGTCTAACAACTTGCCTTCGCTGGGTACTGGCCCTGCAACTACAGGCGGTCCTAACACGTCAAACATGGGCATAATCGTGGCTGGTCATTCTTCTGCTGTTGCAACTGCAGAGCAGATTAACAAGACCGAGACTTATCGCGACCCGGACAGCTTTGCTGATATTGTCCGTGGTATGCATCTGTATGGCCGCAAGATTCTTCGTCCTGAAGCAATCGCAACTGCGGCTTATTGCTTGGCGTAAGGGAGACTGAATTATGGCTTTAGGTGATAATACTACTTCTGTAGCACGTGGAAATGACGCACGTGGTCGTAAACCTTACTTGCTTTCAGCAGAGTTGGATTTTGCACAAGCTGTTACAGATAAGGGTACTGCCCTTGCTGCTAACGATGTCATTCCGGGTCTGACTATCCCAGCTAATACACTCATCATGTGTGCTGGTTTTGAGGTAACTTCGGCTCACGCTGGTACTTCTACCGACACAGATTTTGACTTCGGTATTACTGGTGGGGACTTGGACAACTTTGTTGATGGATTTGACTTTGATGGTGCATCTGTAGGTGACTATGCATTTAAGGCAGGACAAACTCCTGTTCTTATTGGTGGCACTTCAGATACTATTGACGTTGAAATTCAAGCAATGACAGGTACTACAACAGGCGGTAAAATCCGCATGTTTGCTGTCTGCTTGGATGTTGATGACCCCGGTTCATTGACCGCCGATGAGGTAGACCGAGACGCACTCGCGTAACATAATGTGACGGGGCAGGGCAACTTGCCCCCTCACTTTCTTTTGAGGATTTAATATGGCATACGATTACTTGGGTTTGACAAACGAAGTTCTTGCACGTATGAACGAACCTGCTTTAACAGCAGCTAGTTTTACGTCAGCACGAGGGTTTCAAATACAATGTCAAAATGCAGTAAACGATGCTATTAATTACATTAATCAACGAGAATATGGCTGGCCTTTTAGTCACGCAACAGAAACACAAACATTAGTTGCAAGTCAAACTCGTTACACAATACCTGCCGGAACACAACACGTAGACTACGAAACTTTCCGTATAAGTAAAAATGATACGTTAGGAGTAGCAGGTGTTACACTAAGAGTTCTTGATTACAAAGAATACGTAGATAGATTTATAGACCAAGAAACCACAGGTGGGTCAGGTGGTGTGCCTACATATGTATTCCGAACACCAGATAATAACTATGGCTTATACCCTTATCCCGATAAAGCATATGAATTAAAGTATGAAAGGTATTCTCGCCCTACAGCTTTAACTGCAGCTACAGATGTTCCTACTATACCCGAACAGTTTAGACAAGTTATAGCAGATGGTGCTACTGCGTATGGCTATCAGTATCGGGGTGAAGCGCAGCAGTATGGGTTAAATTTTAGTCGATTTGAAGAAGGTATAAAGCATATGCAATCTATTCTTTTGAATAGAACAGATTATGTTAGGTCAACATACATGCCACACTCGCAAAGATATGGTATTAATGTAGCGACATTTTAGGAGTTTTAAATGGCAGATGCATCTGGCGTTAATCCATTTTTATTTGCATGTGAGGGTGGATTAATATTAGACCAAACTCCTTTTGCACAACAACCGGGAACAGCCACAGAATTAGAAAACTTTGAACCGTCTATCACAGGTGGGTATAGAAGAATATCAGGCTACCAAAAATGGAATAGTAATATAGTTCCACAAGACTCAAGTTCTTCTGAGCCTGTCTTAATGTCTGCATATTTTAAGGGCAACGTAATTGCAGCTAGAGGTGGTAAGGTACACAAAGGTGGAGCTACAGGTAGTTGGACAGAGATTGATACAGGCAGAACAAGTGCAGGTAGATATACATTCTTTAGATATAATTTAGCAGGTACAGATTTTATAGTATGGGCAGACGGTTCTAATCCTGCATCTAAGTATGACAACACCACAGTTACAGATTTAACAGGCACAGGCTCACCAGCAGACCCGTCTATTGTTACTGGATTTAAAGATGCTTTGTTTTTTGCTGGTATGTCAAGTAATCCGCAAGAGTTAGTGTTTACTGCGCCATTTACTGATGATGATTTTTCTGTAGCAAACGGTGCAGGAACTATAGCTGTAGATAGTCCTATAACTGGATTAGTTCCGTTTAGAGATTTCTTGTATATCTTTTGTGAAGAAAGAATTTTTAGACTAGCAGGAAGTACAATAGCTGATTTTACCGTTCAACCTATAACACGGGAAATAGGCTGCTCTAATGGTTTTACTATACAAGAGTTTGCAGGTGATGTTGTATTCCTAAGTAAAGATGGCTTGAGAACTATTGCAGGCACGGAAAAAATTGGGGATGTTGAGCTAGGCACAATTAGTAAACCTGTACAAGAAAGATTTGCAGGGGTGTCTGATGTAGATGAATTTAACAGCGTTGTTATACCAGACAAAACTCAATACAGAATTTTCTTTTCAAATGCCAGCATTCCTAGAAACACAACAAAAGGTTTAATTTGTGTTCGTAAAATAAATAGCTATGAGTTTGCTGACTTACGAGGCATACGGGCAAATAGTACAGATAGTGTAGTTGTTTCTGGTGATAGCATAGTATTGCATGGAGACTTTGATGGTTTTGTTTATCGTCAAGAAAAAGGCAATAACTTTGACGGTAGTGATGTAACAGGTAAATATCGCTCTCCCGATTTTATTATGGGCGATGCTGGCATAAGAAAAAGATTCCAAAGAGTAACTATAAACTATGCACCAGAGGGTATCGTAAACGCAGATTTATTTCTTAGATATGATTATGAAACAGGCAATGCTCCTAGACCTGCAGCATATCCATTTAATAGTACGTCCATAGTGGCTGTTTATGGTTCATCTACATATGGCACTGCTACTTACGGCGGTAACATAAACCCAATAATTAGACAACCTGTAGAAGGTAGTGGCTTTGCAATGGCGTTACGTGTAAACGATAGAGGCACATCTATCCCATATTCTTTAAAAGGTTTTCAACTAGAGTTTCAGGCTGACGCGAGGAGATAATTTATGGCAGGTTATACCAGACAATCCACATTTAGTGACGGTGATGTTATCCAAGCAGCCGATAGTAATGATGAATTTAATCAGATACTAGCAGCTTTTGTAAACACTTCAGGACATAAACATGATGGTACAGCAGCAGAAGGTCCAGTCATTGGATTGATTGGAGACCCCGGTGTAGCTACTCCTCTTAACAAAGTTGTTGTTGATGATGGCAACAATCAAATAGAATTTAGTATTGACGTATCCAGCACATCTACAGAACAGTTTGTTGTTAAAGATGGTGTGATTGAGCCTACCACAGATGATGACATTGACCTTGGTTCTAGCAGTAAAAAGTTTAAAGACTTATTTATTGATGGCACTGCAAACGTAGATGCACTTAATCTTAATGGCACAGCGTTAACTGTAACAGGTGCTGAACTTAATATAATGGACGGTGGCACATCTGTAGGCACTACAGCCGTAGCTGGTAGCGATGGTATTGTGACTAACGATGCTGGCACAATGCGGCATACAAGTGTTGATACATTTGACACATATCTTTCTGCTACAACTAAAACTCTTACAAACAAAACATTAACAAGCGCAGTTCTTAATGGCACGATTAGTGGCACATCTATCAAAGATGAAGATGATTTATCTTCGGATAGTGCGTCACATCTTGCTACACAACAATCTATTAAGGCATACGTAGATGCACAAATTACTGCTGAAGATTTAGATTTTCAAGCAGACTCAGGTGGTGCATTAAGCATTGACCTAGATAGTGAAACTCTCACCTTTACAGGTGGCACAGGTATTGATACCAGCGGTTCTGGCAACGCTGTTACCTTTGCTATTGACAGCACAGTTACTACATTAGCTGGCTCACAAACTCTTACCAACAAAACTCTTACCACACCCATCATTGAAGAAATAGATAGCAGCAGCACAATTACTCTTGATGCTGGTACAGACATCGTGCTTGATGCAGATGGTGGTGATGTGTTTTTGAAAGATGCAGGGACAACTTATGGCTCTTTAACAAATACTTCTGGTAATCTTATAATTAAGTCAGGTACTACAACAGCCATGACTTTTTCTGGTGCAGATGCAACAATAGCTGGTGACTTGACTATTTCTGGTGATGACCTGACTATGGGTACAAATACCTCTGGTCACATTATGGTTGCTGACGGAACTAACTTTAATCCTGTAGCTGTATCTGGTGATGTAACTATTGCAAGCAACGGTGCTGTAACTATTGCAAGCGATGCCGTAGAAACAGCAATGGTCAATGCTAATGTTATTTCAGGACAAACTGCTGAGTCCAGTATGGACACAACAAATGACTTTGTTCTTATATTTGATGACTCTGCTTCTGCACTTCGTAAAGTTACAGTCGGCAACTTAGTTTCTGGCGGTGGTGGCGGTATATCAAACATCGTAGAAGATAGCAGTCCTCAACTTGGTGGCAACTTAGATACAAATAGCCACAATATACTTATTGACGATGCACATTTTATTGCTGATGAAAATAGCAACGAACAAATTATATTCCAGACAACAAGCTCTGCAGTCAATCAGTTTGATATAACTAATGCTGCTACAGGCAGCGCACCGAAAGTATCAGCTACAGGTGATGATTCTAACATTGACTTTGACCTTGAGGCAAAAGGCACGGGGCATGTAACAGTTCGTGGTAATAGCAACCCCGGTGCTATACAGTTTAACTGTGAAAGCAACAGTCATGGACAAATTGTTAAATCACAGCCTCACTCTGCAAGTGTAACAAATGTGTTGACGTTACCGCCGGGCAGTGACCAAGAAATAGTTGGTACAACTGCAACCCAAACTTTAACAAACAAAACAATAAACGCTAGTCAGCTTTCTGGTACAGTAGCTAATGCACGTCTTGACGCACAACTGCAAGATGTGGCTGGCCTCGCTGTTACAGACGGTGGTTTTATTGTTGGCGATGGTTCAAACTTTGTGCTTGAAACAGGTGCTACTGCACGTACATCTCTTGGATTAGGCACGGCAGCAGTTGCAGATACAGGCACATCTGCAAGTAATGTTGTTGTACTTGATGGCTCTGCAAGATTACCAGCGGTAGATGGTTCTCAATTAACAAACCTACCTTCGGGTGGTATATCTCAAGCAGACGCAGACGCTGGTGCGACTGCATTAGCTATAGCACTTGGATAAAAAGTGCTTGACAAAATACTATAGTTGTGGTATAATTATAGTATATTAGATATAACAATAGGAGTATATCATGGCAGACGATGCCTCAGTAACCGTACAGGCAACGGTATTGCCTGATGAGATTGCCAAGACTATCTCTGGCAGCATGACAATATCACCTGCAGATGCAAACGATAAATGGTATTACAAGCTAACAAGTGTGTCTAATTCTAGCACAGACTTGATGGCTGGTAACTTTATTGACTATACTGCAGTAGACGATGACACTGCACCTACAGCTATTGCAACTGGTGATAAAGTCAACTTCTTGTTTATTAAAAACACGGATTCAAGCAATGACGTATACATTGTCCTTGATGCTGGCACTGCTTCAACAAGCGCAGGAGACGCTATCAAGATTAAAGCTGGTCATAGCTTTTATGCTAATCTGCCAAACACTACTGTCGGAGACATTCACGCAATCTCTTCTTCAAGCACAGTAACTTGTGTAGTGGCAGCATTGCTAGATGATGTAGCGTAAGGAGTAAGTTATGGCTAATACCTTCAAAGTAAAGACGTTTGATGGGTCTAGCACTGCAGCTAATGCAGCGATGAATATTTATACCGTTCCTGCGTCAACAACTACTGTGGTTATTGGTCTGACTATTTCTAACACTACGTCAAGCCAAATCACAGTAGATATAAAGCTAAGTGCAGCATCTACTGTGTTCTTGGCTAAAAATATACCGATACCTGCAGGTGGTGCATTTGAATACATGTCAGGTAACAAAATCGTGATGGAAACAACGCACACAATTAGCGTAGTTTCTGATACTGCTAATAGTGCAGACACAGCCTTGAGTATTATGGAGATAACCTAATGCCCTTTCTAGGCAACCTACCTAACGCCAGCTTTCAGTCTAGGCCAACGCGCCAAGAGTTTAGCGGAGATGGTTCAACAACTATCTTTACCCTAAATCAAACGGCTCGTGCAGAAGACATTATTGTTTCAGTAGACGGTGTAGTGCAAGAACCAGATGGTTCATATACTGTACCTAATGGAACTGCACTTACCTTTGATGAAGCGCCATCAAGTAACTCTGGCAACAACATCTTTGTTATGTACATGGGCGTGTCTTCTGGGTCTATTTCACCTGCCGCAGAAAACAGAGGTAATTTTAAGTCTGGCGGTATCTTCCGCACAAACAATCAAAGTCTGACTGTAGACACCACTATCCTAGCCACAGAGAACGCCAACGTAACTGGTCCGTTTACTGTGGCTTCTGGTGTTACACTTACAGTCGAGTCTGGCGGGACATTGGTGACGCTATGAGTACATTAAAAGCAGATACCATACAAAGCACGAGCGGTGGTGCGGCTACGTTGACTAATCAAAGTCCAGCTAAAATGTGGGCCTTTATTGAGGGCGATGGAACTCCTAGTATTACGGGGTCGTTTAATGTAGCTAGTCTTACAGATGAAGATACTGGTGTAGTTAGGGCAAACTTCACTAACAATATGAGTAATGCAAATTTTTCAAATATCGGCACCGCAAAAGAAAACAGTTTCATTGCATGTATTCAAGAGCTTAGTGGAACATATGTTCGGGCAACATCTAGTATGGTTTTAAAGACACACTCTACTTCATCAGCATCAGATGCAGACGGTAGAAATTATGCGTTATTTGGAGACTTAGCATGAGTGAGGTAAAAACAAACAAACTCACTGGCACAAGCACTGCTGGGTCTATCCTTGTAACAGGTGAAGGTAATAGCACAACCACTAACTTGCAACAGGGGTTGGCAAAACATTGGGCCAATTTTAATGGTACAAGTACGCCTGCAATTAGAGATAGTTTTAATGCAAGTAGTATTACAGACGTAGGAACTGGGTTATACCATCTACTTTATTCTAATAATATGGGAAATACTAATAATGCTCCGATAGGTGTTTCTAATAATTATGCCACGTCTGACAACTTTGGAGGGTCTGCTGATACTGCTTTAGGTACAACTGCAAGTAGTTTGACACTTGGTATTGCTACAACGGGTTATTCTTTTGCGACTTATGATGGCGGCTATCTTGATGCCATATTAAATCAAGCAGCAGTATTTGGAGACTTAGCATAATGGCACTAGGAAAAATCAAAGCAGATACCCTAGAACACAGCACCTCCGGCTCTGTAGATACAAAGTTCGTTGTTGAGGGTAGTGCGAAGGCGTTTGCAAACAATACAGCCGATGGAACAACAATTTCAAAATCATTAAATGTTAGTTCAATAGATGATAGGGCAACAGGTCAAGTAGATGTAAATTTAACAAATTCCATGTCTGATGCTACTTATGCAATAAACCTAACTGTACAGAATGAAAACGGAAATGTAGTGTTTGTACTTGCTTCTACGAGTGCAACAACAACAGCACAGTATGGCACAGGTGCAGCTAACACCTCTGTGTCTTATCAAGATTATCCAGTTGGCTCTATGATTTTAGGAGACTTAGCATAATGCAGACACCAGAGTTTCAAGGCACACACCTATTTGATAGACTATGTTGGGCAAAAGAAAATCTTGAGCCACATCAGTCAGACTATCGTGTAGTATACGAAGACAACATAGACGAATGCGCAAAGATACTTGTGCCTGACCCTAACTGGATGGCAGCAGCCCTACAGGGCGGTATCTTACCACCAGTACAGGTATATTGGGAACTAGCAAAAGATGAAGCAAAGCCTGACTTTGTAAAACATACTCGTGGACACTTGCTACACAACACAAAGCCTGTAGAGGCTATGACAGAAGAGCAAGCACTAGAATACTTAATTATGAAAGATTGCCCACAGCATGTATGGCGCAATTGGGATGAGGGCAACAAACCTAAGATGGTTATATGCCGCAAAGAACAGCTTCCGGGTACACGTGAGTGGCGCAATGCTTGGAAGATTACTGAAGAACTAAGCGTCACTGAATTGGCTGCATAAGGAGAAAACTAATGGCACCAACAACATACATCGTAGACAAGGACGGGAATCAGATTGATGCTTCAACCGCAACCGTTCCTTCTGACCGTCACTTTCGTGGTGCATGGTCATTAAGTGGCAAAGTCATTTCTGAAGATATGGCTGCTGCTAAAGTTATTTTCAAGGACAAAATCCGTGAAGTTCGCAAGCCACTGCTTGAGGCAGAGGATGTTGTATATATGAAAGCACTAGAGGCTGATGATGCTTCTGCAAAGACTGCTTCTGTAAATAAGAAGAAGGCATTGCGTGACGCACCTGCCGCTTCTGCAATTAACAATGCAGACACCATTGCAAAGCTCAAAGCAGCTTGGGACACATCTGTACTGGGTGACAGCCCTTACGCATAAGGAATAGGTTATGCCTTTAACTAAAATATTATCAGCGTTAGGCGCGGGGATTAATAACACCACCACATCCAATTCAGAAGGCGGTGCTGTTACTACTAGCGTCATTCAGGGGTTGATAAAAACATTTGCTACCCTAGACGGCACGGGAACGATAGCTCTTAGAGATAGCTTTAATCAAAGTTCTGCTTCTGATGAGGGAACGGGAATATACGATTTTAATTTTACGAATGCTTTCTCCAGCAGAAACAGAACAATATTAGGCACCTGTAATAAAGATGAAAGCAGTAGTAGACCCTATGTAGTTCAAGAACTAAACACTCCTACAGCATCGGACAGCAGATTAAATGTAAATGTAACAAATGGACCCGGCGATTCAGATGTCGATGATTTGTACATGATAGGTGCAGGAGACTTAGCGTAATGCCATACATAGGAAAGTCCCCAGAGTTTGGTGTTCGTAACCGCTTCGTGTATCAAGCTACATCTAGTCAAACAACATTCAGTGGCAGTGACGGAGATGCAAAAACACTGAGCTATACAGACAGCCTGTACATGGACGTGTATCAGAACGGCGTGCTTCTCAAGCCCGGTACTGACTATGCTGCTACGACAGGCACAAGCGTTGTATTAGTCACAGGTGCCAACACTAACGATATTGTTGAGATGGTGGTGTATGACACTTTTGCTGTAGCAAGCAGCTACACCAAAACAGAGAGTGATACACGCTATCCCTTCAAAGGTAACAACAGTATCATCCGCTTAAATGGGCAAACCATTAGCGCAGATATTACGATTGACAGCGATGAGAATGGCGTGTCGGCTGGGCCTATTACACAGAACGCCACAGTCACCGTTAATGGTTATTGGAGTATCGTATGACCAGCGTATTGAATGTAGATACTATTGCAGATAAGGCTGGTACTGGGCCTGTTGCATTGACTAAGCAGTTTGCGGCAAGGCAATGGATAAAATATGGCACTGGTCATACCATAGATGACAGTTTTCAAGTTAGCAGTTTGACAGACCAGCAAACAGGGGTAGGGCGAGTAACATTCACTAATGCTATGTCCAACGCAGATTATGCATTTGGTAATAATTCACAAGCAGCATCAACAAATACAGGTAAGTCTATTGCGTGTGCAAACCCAACAACTGCTCTTTATGATATTGAAACATATGAAAGCGATTCTGTTGCGGATTCAAATAGGGTTAGCGCAGTTACATTCGGAGACCTTGCATAATGGCTAGTATTCTTAAAGTAGATACCCTGACAGGTGTAACAACCGCTGGCTCTATTAGTGTTACTGGCGAAGGCAACTCAACCACGACTAATCTTCAGCAGGGGTTGGCGAAGGCGTGGGCTAAATATAACCAAACTACACCTGCTGTGAATGACAGCCTCAACATTGCCAGTGTCGCTGATAATTCAGCAGGAAATTTTACACCCAGTTTCACAAACGCAATGGCAAGTGCCAACTACGTTTTCCCAGCAATCTCTGGAGAAAAGCATATTCAACAATCTGGAACTGACGCTACTGGTTCTTTTACGTTACTTTCTAGTAGTGCAGGTAATAGTGCTGGTGATGGTGTTGATTATTTCACTGTGCATGGAGACTTAGCATAATGGCAAGCGAACTTAGAGTAAACACCCTGAAGGATGCCAGCGGTAATAATAGTATCGCCACCAGCTTTGTTGCAGGGGGTAGTGCAAAAGCACATTCAAGAGTTGAACTTGTCGGCACCGCTTCAATCATTGGAAGTTTTAACGTATCTAGTTTAGATGATGTAGGCACAGGAATAGGTAGAAGCAATTTTACAAGCAGTTTTGGCGCGGCTGACTATTCTGTTGTAACGTCTGCTGGTTTAAGTGGTGATGTTCTTAGTGCGGAGTTGGGTGCAGATGGGGTTCAACTTGCTGGCTCCATGTATCTAACATCCAGAGCGAATGAAAGCACAAGTGCAGTAGACCCAGACATTCTTACTGGTGTAGCACACGGAGACTTAGCATGAGTAAAGCAGCAGAACTAGCGGCACTTATAGGTTCACAATCGGCATTTTCTAATGTAAATGCTATTATTAATGGTGCTATGCAAGTAGCACAGAGAAGCACTACATCAACAGGTGTAGGTGCTGATGGTGTTACTGCGTATAACAATGTAGATAGATGGGGTCTTTATATAGGCTCAACATCTGCTGGTCGTGTAAGCATGACGCAAACAGCAGTTACAAACCTCGCAGGTTTTTCAAACAGCATGAAGATTCAATGCACAACTGTTGATACTTCAATAGCTGCTGGAGAATATTTTATATTTAGTCAAAAAATTGAAGGACAAAATTTACAAAAATTTAAAAATAGTAGCACATCAACAAAAGGATTTACGCTTTCGTTTTACGCTAGGTCAAATGAAAGTAGAGCCATTGCATCTGAAGTACTGCTTACTAACGGAACAAACAAACAAATTAGTAAAGTTCACACAATAGGAACGGATTGGGCAAGGTATACTATGACTGTGCCAGCCGCCTCTAGCACACAGATTGATGACGATAACTCAAGTGAATTAGAAGTAAACTTTTGGCTTCATGCGGGTAGCACGTATACTAGCGGCACTATAAACGATGATGCTTTGGCTGCTACTACCAATGCAAATCGTGCCGCTGGCATAGGAAGTATTTTTGCAAGCACAGATAACTTTATAGAAATTACAGGTGTTCAACTTGAAATAGGCACAACTGCCTCATCATTTGAACACAAAACGTATGCTGAAGATTTAAAAGATTGTCTCAGATATTTCTACAGATTAAAGAAAACAAACGCTTACGGAGAGTTTTGTACAATAAGAACTTATAGCGGCGATGATGGCACAGGCATTATATATTTTCCACAGCCAATGCGAGTGCAGCCCACACTAACAATTGATAAAACTGTGAACTCTACTAATTTTGCATACGCTTTAAATTCTATTGCAGTAGCGGCTTCAGATGTGAATGTAACACAGATAGGTATTGCGGCTGCTTCATCAAGCGGAAGTGCATTTGTTACAGGTGGTGGCGCAACTATTCAGTCAAATGGTGCTAGTGGTGCTATTGAAGTTTCGTTCGATTTTGCATCGGAGTTATAAAATGACCTTTACTAATTTAAAATATGTTACAGATGAAGGTGGTAACAACATATCAATAAAGTTTAATTGTAATGGTCAAACCGAAATGTCTGTACCAGTTGGGGCTGTAGGTAATATTCACTATGATGAGATTATGCGGCAGGTAGCTGCTGGGACTATAACTATAGCGGATGCTGACTAATGGAATTGTCAAGCATGATGTTCTGGAACATTATCCTGACGCTGGTAATTGCGCCTGCGCTGTGGATGTTTCGCAATCAGATGTCAGAGATTAAGCGCATAGATATACTACTAAATAGAACACGCGAAGACTACGCTACAAAGAATGAATTAAGAGAAGACATGAACCGTGTGATGGAAGCACTGCATCGTGTCGAAGATAAACTAGATAGGGCATTAAGTAAATGATGCAGTTTAAAGCATTTAAGCCAGAGGCTATGAACAAGATTGCTAAGACTATGGGCTATTCTGGTGACATGAATAAGTTCCAAGAGTTTATTGAACAAGACCCAGCCAGACAACAGCAAATGAATATGTATACTAATGCTGCTAGAAAAATGGCACAAGGTGGTATGGTACAAAAGTTTGCTAATGGTGGCACTGTAACAACAGCACAACAAAATGTTACTAATATACAATCACGGATGGCAACATTAGAAAGGCTAATAGACAACGAAAACAATAAAGGTAACCCCGATACTAACGTCCTTAATAGTATGATAGCAGAACTAAATCAGTTACAACAAACAGGCTTACCACAAGCACAACAAGCATTAGCCAAAGCACAAGCACAAGCAGCAGCACAACAACCAATACAACCTGCAGGCGGCGGTGCGTTAGTTAATCAACAACAAGTTCCCGGTTTCCCTAGCACGGCTCCAAATTCTACAATAGGTGGTAGTGTTAGTGGCACAGGCACCATAGGTGGCGTACCTGTAAGTGGTACAGTAACTGGTTCACCTACAGGTGTTGCAGGTAGTGGTACAGTAGGCGGTGTACCTGTAAGTGGCTCAGTCGGTACAGCACAAGCACCTTCTGTAGCAACTACAGGTGCGACAGGGCAACAAGGCACTCCTATTGCTACTGTGCCAACACCTCAAGCTAATCAGCCGGGTATTCAACCGTTTACTGTGCAACAGATGTACAGCCCCGGTGTGCCTGTCGGTGGTGAAACTGTAGCACAACTAACACAAACAGACCCCTCACAAGATGTGTCAAGCGGAGTAGGTGTTTTGACTGGTCAGATAGCTACGCCTACAGCTATGGCTACGACTGGACAAGCACAAATGCCTAGTGCTATGCAGGCAAATACAATGACTGCTGCACAGTCAGCACCTGCTATAAACACTGCAATGCAGGCTACACAAGCTGCGCAGGCTAACCCTGTAGACCCTCGCGCACAGGTTACTGCTGCTCAACAAACAGTGTCCTCTGTGGGCAACCTACAGGCTGCGCAGGGTAATGCTACTCTTATAAATAATCCTGTACAAAGGCAGGTACAAGCAGGCGAACTTATCACGGGGACAGGTGTAGATGCTGCTGCTGCTGCTGCAGTTACTGCACAGACACAGGCTGCTGCAGCATCAGCTAATCCATCAGCACAGGCTTTAGTACAAAATCAACTTGATGGATTAATGCAGCAATTTGTAGGTGGTAACACACCAGCATGGGCCGCAGGAGCTATCCGAAATGCTAATGCAGCTATGGCGCAGCGCGGTTTAGGAGCTTCGTCTTTAGCTGGGCAGGCTATTGTACAGGCAGCTATGGAAAGTGCGTTGCCTATTGCACAAGCAGATGCACAAACAATTGCCCGTTTTGATGCGCAGAATTTATCTAACCGTCAACAAGCTGCTATGCTTGCTGCAGAACAACGTGCTAGATTTATAGGTCAAGAGTTTGACCAAGCATTCCAAATGCGCGTACAAAATGCTGCGCGAATTGCAGATGTAGCTAATCAAAACTTTACTGCAGAACAACAAGTGCAGTTAGAAAATAGTCGTGTAGCAAACACGATGAATCTACAGAACCTGTCTAATACGCAGGCTCTTGTAATGGCTAATGCTTCAGCTTTAGCGCAGTTAGATGTTGCTAATTTAAGTAATCGTCAGCAGGCTGCAGTACAAAATGCACAATCATTTTTGCAGATTGATATGGCTAACTTATCTAACAGACAACAGACAGATTTGTTTAAAGCGCAACAACGTGCGCAGTCATTGTTCACAGACACTGCTGCAGCAAACGCAGCTAGACAATTTAATGCAGCTAGTCAAAATCAAGTAGACCAATTTTTTGCTAACTTGTCTAATCAAGTGGCACAGTTTAATGCAACGCAGCAAAATGCGCAGTCACAATTTAACGCAGGTCAGACTAATACCATAGCAAGATTTAATGCTGAGTTAAATAATCAACGTGACCAATTTAATGCCCAAAATCAACTTGTAATTGCACAGTCTAACGCACAGTGGCGTAGACAGATTGCTACTGCAGATACCGCAGCCATTAATCGTACTAACGAACTTAACGCTAATGCTATTCTAGATATTAGCAAACAGGCATATAGTAACTTATGGAATTATTATGCTGACACTATGGAGTGGGCGTGGACATCTGCAGAAAATCAAATTGACCGTAACAACGCTTTGGCTATAGCTGAATTAGATGCTGCTACACGTAGCGCAGTCGCAGCAGAAGGCTCCTCATCTGCAGCAGGTAGCGCGGTAGGTAGTCTAATTGGTACGCTAGGTAGCGCATGGATTATGTCAGGATGCTGGGTAGCCCGTGAAGTATATGGCAAACAAAATGTTCAGTGGTTTATATTCCGCACATGGTTACAGTATGACTCACCCAAATGGTTTAAGAACTTGTACATGAAGCACGGAGAAACCTATGCAAAAGTAATATCAAAAGTGCCGCCATTAAAATGGGCAACTAAAAAGTTGATGGATTTAGTAGTAGAAAAGAAGAAGAGGAAACATCATGTCTCGTGCGCTTACTGATGTTGTTAGAGCATACTATAATATGGATATAGAGAACATGCCTAGCGATACACCTGAAAAACCAAAAGGTGGCTTGCTTTCAAAAACAAGTATGGCTAAAATAGACTCTGGTTTAGACTTATCTAACCCTGCAGTTCGTGTAGCAAAACAAATGCAGATTGTGCGTAGGCACAGGGATGAAATAAAAAATGGCTGAAGAATTATTTGATGCTCCTATACCCGGAATGTCTTTGACGCATGAGCTAGGTGATAGGCCGTGGCAAACACCAGCACAGTTCCCTACTGTAGATGAAGCTATTGAGTATTATATGAGTAGCATGACATCTGAAGAGTTTATGGAACAGCTTATAGATATTATGGGAATGGGGGTTCCTGTAACAACTATAGCTAATAGTTTGCAGCTTGGCAGTGTAATGGAGGGCAAACACTCCGTTGACGTTGGATTACTTGTTGTGCCGTTACTAATAGAATTAATGATGATGCTAGGCGATAGTGCTGGTATTGAATACGAAACAGGATTGCAAAATCCAGATAGAAATATGGCTAGAGATTCTCAATTAGCAAAGTATGCTTTACAATACAAACGGTCACTGGATGAAGTAGACACTAAAGAAATGGTAGACAAAGATGAAGATGACGAAGAGCCTAAAGGCTTGATGGCACGGAGAACATAATGGGATTGTTTAGCGGCAGCTTTGGAACAGGACTAGTAACAGGTTTAGCAACGAGTGTTGATAAGTCTTTACGTAACGCTATGGATAAACGTGATGAAGAAATGAGTGCTGCACGTAAGTTTTGGCAAACACGTCAAGCACAAAAAATGGACTTAGCAGAAGAGCGAGATAGAAGAACTAATGATGCGCTTGACCGTATGATAGATGAAATGGATGGTGATATAGCCGCAGGTGTAGCTGCATTTAAAGCTGCTGGTGGTGATGTTGACCAAGTAGAAGCATTTATAAAATCAATGGATGAGACACGTAATGCAGGAATGAAATATAATTTAGTAGAGAATCTTGACTTAAAAGGTGTTGACCTTTCTCAATATGAAGACCTAACCCTAGATGCTGCACGTAAAGGATTTGCTACAGAGGTAGCAGCCTTAGATGTGCAGATGGAAGATATGTCTGGTTTAGCTAAGATTGGTCTCGGTATGAAAGATATGGGTAAAGGTATATCTAGTAGTGTCAACAAACTTATACCACCTCGTGAGCGTGAAGCAATCAAAGGTTTAACAGGTGGTGTTCTTGACCGTAGTAAATTAATTACAAGTGTTCGTGCCAGAAATGAATTAGCAAATAGCTTACCAGATTTAGAAAGGCAAATAGGTAATAATCTTTATATGATTGCTAATGGAACAAATCTTTTTGGGGAAACTGTACCTGCCGAAGAAATTACATCAATGAAAGAAAAAAATGCTCAACTTATATCAACCTATGCTGCATTTAAATCTGCTGAAAAGGGTGCAACAGGTCCGACATTAAGTCAAATATCCACAGGATATAGTGCAGGTTATAGAAAGCTAAAAGAAAAACATAAATGGAATTTAACTAATGAGGGTGTATTTACTATAGAAAATGATGATGGCGAAATTATTGAGGGGCCAGATGCGAAAAACTACTGGACTGAAAAAGAAAGTGCATGGGAGAAAGGCTGGGTTGCAGACAATATACTTGACGAGAGTGGAGATTTTCGTGGTAGTGAGGCCGATGATGCCTCACGCCTACTTGGACTAGACAATGTAACGAGTGCAGTTCGTTCCTCATTTACTGTAGATGATGGTGGGCAAGCCGCTGATGCCGCTGCTGCTGCCAGCAGTACGCAACCTTCCGCTGAAGAAATTGCAAAAAGGCTCACTACAAAATATACAACTCCTAGTTCATTTGCAGATGCCTTTAAAGGAAAAGCAAAAGATGCTGAGTCTTTGTACAATATGATGGTTCAATATTATGGTGATGTTGATGATGCAACGCTATCTCAAATAGCTATGGATGCTATAGCAAGTAAACCACCGCCTAGAGATTTTGTGCCAAGCGGTACTACTCCAAAACAAAATGCACCCGTGGCATTAACCTCACTTACACCCGGTTCTAACGCATACAACGAGTGGATATCCACATATGGAGATACCCATAACCCTGATGGCACACCAAAGTAGCGACAGATGGCAGAGGCATTTGACATTGACGCATACGTGACCTCTCAACTTTCTAAAGAAGAAGATGAGAGAGAGGATGAAGAAAACCTATCTGGTGAAACAGAAGAGTTTGACCTTGATGCGTATATATCATCTCAATTATCAGGAACTGCAGAAGCAGAAGTTCCAGTAGTAGAAGAACCTACCACTGAAGATGGTGAAGAATTTAATCTTGAAGAGTACATTGGCTCTCAACTAGCCGGACAACGGCAACCCGCCCCAGAAGAAGAAGAAGCAGAAGTCGTATCTGTTTTATCTCCCCCTCAACCTAAACAATATGATAATCCAGAAGAGCAACAGACAGATGACATGCTGTCGTTCCAAGAACTTGCGTCTGATGGTCAGTATATGGACATGCTACGTGAGTATAGCGAGAACCGTATGGGTGAGGAAGGCAAACAAGAAGAAGATGAAAGCAACGAAGATTATTTAAAACGCTTCTTGTCTCATACCCGTGAGTTTGAGTTTAATAGTATTGATTTAGGACAGCAGTTAGATTGGGTGCGTAACGCCAACGAAGAACAACGTATGAAGTTTGGCTACTTGTATAGTCAGCTTGACCGTCTACCATCGTTTTATGAAGAAGGTGGTACAGGTTCTATATCTGCCATGAGAGATTTTGGTAAGGCATTAATCAGTGACCCACTCAACTACATAGGCTTTGGTGCAGGTGCGGTTGCTAAAACTGTAGGCACACGTGCCGTGATAGCAGCACTCAAAGCTGGTGGTAAAAAGGCTGCTATAGAACAAGCAGCAAAGCTGTCTGCCAAGCGTATGCTTACCACTAAGGCTGGTAAGATAGCAGCGGCAGGTATTGCTGTAGAAGCAGGTGCTGCTGCTGTGCAGGATTTAAAGCTACAAGAAGTGGAGATGCTTACACAGAAGTATGGTGATGCCACGCCAGATGAAAAGAGTTTGCTACGTGCTGGTATAGTTGGCACAGTGGGTCTTGGTGCTGGTGCGTTAGGAGCAAAACTTTCTGGTGGTTTAGGTGGTGAGCAAATATTAAAGAACGCACGTCAGATGCGTATTAAGCAGTATCAAATAGCAAAGGGTCTTACCTCTCGTAACAAAACAATAGCAGAGCAAGCTGCTAAAGAAGCTGGTGAGCGTTCAATGGAAGCAACCACTCAGTCTGCTTCAGGTATATTTGATACATCGGCAGGTAGACAAACACTAGACATGCTGGGTCAGCAGGCTGATAGTGGCCTAACTCAAACTCAATTTAATACTGAACTCATGCAGCGTATGGGCATGGTTGTAACCAACGTAATTCAAGACCTAGCTGACGCTGGCACCCTTGGTGAAATGGTTGACGTGGATACGAAAGCATCAGAGGTGGTGGGTAAATTAGTAACGGATGCGCTAGATAGAGCAAAAGGAAAAGGCGCGGATGAAGTAGCTGAACAAACTATCCGTGCATTGCGTGGGACTGACACAGAAAGGGGTCTTGCAGATGTGTTAGAGGGTCTTGATGTTGATGGTGATACGCTAGAAAATGCTATCACTCGTGCTGGTCTAACCACAGAGCAATTTGTAAATGCCTTTGGCACTAGTGTAAGTGATGCAGGTAAGTTCTTGGGTTCTTTTGGTAGAGCAGGTAAGATTATAAAGGGAGTAAGAGAGATTGACCCAGAACTAGCTAAAGCAATTATAGGGGATAGCCAAGCAGACACTATCATAGGGCCAATGAGTAAAGCACATGAATTTATGCAGCGCATAGACCGTGAGCGTAGAGCGTTGATGGTTACACAGGTAGCCACCACTGTTCGTAACGTAGCAACAGGTGTTACAAGATTAACTATGGATATAGGTGCAGACGCAATGGAGTCTGCTATGTATCAAATAGGAAGAGGGGCTGATGCTGGCATGACAGGTAATGCTTCTACTGGTGCAACCACAGCATTACGGAATATTGTTAAAGACTCGTTTGGTAGATTAGAACGTATGCGTCATGTTACTGGAACTGCTGAGTTAACGGATATGTTATTAACACATAATCCAAAACTCGCTGCTCGTATGGATAGAACTTTAGAAGAGCAAGGTGTTGGTGAGTCATTAAGTTTTATAACTAAGAAGTTAAACGGATTGAATATTGCGCAAGATTTATTCTTCAGACGTGCTATATTTACGGACGCAATAGACAAAAGACTCAGACGGGCTAATGTAATTGTTGATAATCCAACTAAAACGGGTCAGTATAAAAGTCTTGAAGAGTTCGCTGCTGCAGGTAGGTCTTTGCCAACCAGAATTTTGTCAGAGGCTGTAGAAGACTCCCTTGAATTTACATTCTCTCGTATGCCAAAGCCGGGTTCTGGTAGAGCAGGCGATGGATTAGGACATGCCTTCCTAAAGTTTAATGAAGCACTTGGTCCTGTACCCGGACCTCTAGGCACGGCAGCATTTCCCTTCGGCAGATTTATGGTCAATGCCTTGCAGTTTCAAATGAAGTATATGCCAACTAGCATGGTGACTGCAGGTTACAGATATGGTATGGCAAAGTATACACAGTCTATGGCTAATGCAGCAAAGGCTGTGGGTAAAACTGATTTAGCAACCAAGCAGGGACAAAAGGCATCTAAAGCATTAGCACAAGCACGGGCTGATTTTTCTAAGGGTATAATGGGAACGGCTGCATTGTATGCTGCAGTAAAATATCGTGCGGATAATCAGGACATAAAATTCTACAATTATAAAAATGAAGATGGCACGACAACAGACCTTAGACCTTTCTTCCCATTAACGCCGTACTTAGCTTTAGCTGATGTGATTGTTAAACTATCGTCTGACCAAGCAGCACCAATAGAGGGTAAAGAGTTTTTTGAAGCGTTCACAGGCGCACAATTTAGAACAGGGGCGAGTTCTTTTGTTATAGATAATTTTGCAGAGTTGATAAAAGAAAAGGATGCAAGAACAACAGAAAGAATATTTGAAATGGTGGGTGGTTATGTAGGTGAGATGTTTGGTGGTGCTGCCACTCCTATACGTGTAGTCAGAGACATACAAGCAGCGTATGATACAGAGGCCGCTGTTGTGCGAGATGCTAAACAAACAGAGGGCGTTGGTGCAAGTGAGAGATTTACGAGTGCATTAAAAAATACATTAATAAAAGACTTACCCGGTTTAGCTAAGTCCCTGCCTGCTATCGAAAGTCCTACACGAGAGGGTGATATATACAGGCAAAGTCCATTGATAGGTCAGATTACTGGTGCAAGAAGGGAAGCGCTACGCAATCCTGCTGAGAAAGAGTTTGATAGATTCGGTATTAAGAGATTTGAAATAGTGCCGGGGTCAGGAGATAAGAAAGCAGATGCTTTAGTAAAAAAAGCACTCGGCCCTATGGTAGAAAAAGAAATAAGTAGATTAGTTACTTCTGAAAGATATTTATCTAAAAGTGATAATAAAAAACGTGCTATGTTAAATGGGTACATGAAGATGTACAGAGGCAGGGCAAAACAATTGGCTAAACTAGAGGCAAGGCGGGATAAAAGCAAACCATATACCCCATTTGACCGTGCTCAATATGGAAAGTTAAGTGATTTAGAAACAAGTCTAGCAGACGAATATTATAAGGGCGCATACGGACGCACTGTCATAGAAATGCAAGAGTTTGAGCCGGACATTAACCATTTAAAAAAGGCTATAGCAATTGGACGTAGACTTGCAAGAACTGCAGAATAGCTATACACAATCGCATATATCATTAGCCAGCCCCATGCCAATGGCATACAAGAGCCAGCCAACGATAGCAACAAACGGTGCATACCTAACGATTATCACCGTCACCCTGTAAACGATTCCTAGCTTTTCTATCAGCCAGTTTGTCCAAGTTGTCTTCCATGATTCTACCAAGGTTCATGTCCACTTCTTTAGCAAGCATAGCGCAATACCACATAACATCCCCAATCTCGTGACCAATAGCATTTAGTTTAGCGTGATGTTCTTCTCTATCTGCACCGTCACGTATTAGCTTCTTTGCTTTGTTAGCAATCTCACCAGCCTCGCCAGCCAATCCCAATGTTAGATATTCTAATGCTTTATTATCTGGGTATATTGCCGTTTCTGAAGCCCGTCTTTGGTACTCCGTTGCTGTAATATTACTCATGTACCTCTCCTTCATCCACTGTTCAGCCTCTTCCTTTAACCCCATTGTACTTACCCTTATCTAAGTTCTCATAGTAAGCATCGTTCCAACCACGCTGCCACTCACGATACTGCATGGTGTTAGGGTCAAGGTTAGGACGGTTCTCTTGGTACACTTGCCTGCCATTCTTAGTGACCAGTCTACCACCACGCTTAAAGGCATCATAGCCCCACTGGTATTGTATACGCAGTGGAGCATCATATTTACTTAGATTGTTTCTTCGCATTATCAGACTCCGTTGTTTTAGGGAAGTATTTAACAAGCATCTCTAGCTTGTCGTGATAATTAGATAGTTTTTCTAGTTCTAGTTCTATAGTTTCTATAATATCTGAATGCTCTCCGATACCGATTGTGTTATTCATATATACTTCTATGTTAGCTTTGTGCTTATTAATACCGCCCACTAAATAAGAAGTCTGTGCATCTATTAGCATATCTCTTAGGCTCATTTATTTCTCCTTTCTATGCTGCTGTTAAATCTACTACTTCACACACACCTGCAGTACATGCCAACTCACGTCCACCTGATGTGGTATCCTCTTTTTCAAACTCTTGCAACAATGACCAGTCTACATTCTTTGGCATCTTTGTCAAGAACTTTTTGTACTCATCCTTATCTATATCCTGATAAGGTGCTTG